TCAAAGTACGGTGCAACCTCGTCCACATATTCATCAAAATTTGCATAAGAGTATTCCTGTTCATCCTCAAGTTGTTTTATCAAATCGACAATTCCACCGATTAAGCAATTAAAACAACTATCATATAAACCACACTTTTCTTCCTGCTCATCGCAAAACGCTTCTTTTGACTCCTTTATATCGTCCAGTCTGCCTAACAGCTTACACTCAAAGCTCTTTATGTGCTCTCGCCGTTCTGCCTCCTGCCTTTTTGCTTCTGCCTCAATAAACTGTATAATTTCTCTCTGTCCCTGCACTGCTACACAATCTTTCTGGTCTGGGTGCTGCTTTAAAAATGTATCAATCCTGTTTTCAAAAACTTTTATAAGTATTTTTTCATCAATCACTCTTCTGTTCCCTCCTTAACTCTCACCATGATTCTGTTTTCTGGGAATCTATGTGTACACTTGACATACTTGTTTTTATTTGCGTCCAAATCAGCTTCGTCAATGCTTATAAACTTTCCCTTTGCATCTGCAAATACCATATGTGGCTGCTGTATCAAATCAATAACCACGCTCTCAAGATATTTTAATTTCAATGTAGCCCTTTTCTTTTCAATTACTGCATCCCCCTTTTCCTCACGAAGCCTTGTCTCTACTGCCTTAAGCTGTTCCACTCTTGTTTCAAGTTCCTGCACATAACCAACCTTTTTCACAATCTTTATCAACAATTTATTAAACATATCAACATCCTCCTGTTTTATCTTATTTTTGCTCTTTCTTCTCTCCGAGCTTTTTTCCAATCTGTTTCACATCTGCTCCTTTCCGGGAGCTGCACCACACTCCCAATATTTATTTGTGATAGTTAATTTTCCTACAGCTATTTTTTTGCTATGTAAAGGTGCATTTAAATTTTTTATCTTGTCGGATTCCGACAAATCAACCACGATTTAATAATCGCTGTTCAAGTTCGCTCATATCTGAGGAACTTATATCTCTCTGGTTAAATGAATTAAACTGATTTTTCTTTTTAGTTGAATATCCTGACTTTGTATTGCCTGACGGCTTTTGGTCTGCCCGCTCTGTCTTATTCCAATAATCAGCAGTGCTTTTCCAGTTTATTCTCCTGCCATACCTGTCTTTCCAATCAATACGGTCATAATATTCATAAAACTTTTCAGGATTGATTTTAAGATTGTTTAAAGCAACATAATCTTTTACCTCCTGAAGCGTTGGCACTATAGATAGAGTGTTAGTATATTTACTATTACTTTTACTATGTTTTAAAATGTCTGCATTTTCGTCCAAAATGTCTACATTTTCATCCAAAATGATTACATTATCTGATAAAAGGGCGACTTTAACTAAGAGGTATGCTCTCTTCATTTTTACAGCTTTTCTTCTCCTTGTTGCGAAAAGAAAATTTTCCTGAATTTCTTTTGAAGTTAAAATTCCATTTTGTTCAAGCTGTTCCAATGAAAAGACACCCCGCCTTGCACAGCAGTTCACTATTTCATTTATACGATTGACCGCCCTGTCACCCCCGCCAAACATTCGTGACGAAAGTAACAAAGCCCTCTCTCGCTGCCATTCACAATAATAACCATGTACTCCGTATATCTCCTGAAGTAACGCATATATGACGGCGTGTGCCTTTAACCCACACTCTGCTGTTACAAGTTCAATGTTTTCATCAGCCGCACATTTTACCGGAAAGTAATCAATACCCTCTTTTCGGTTCATGGTGCGTCCTCCTAAATCTAATCAAACAGGTTTATTTTACAAAGGCAAGGAAGACATCCGACCAACTGACACCGTCCGAATAGCCGGCACCTTCCCTTAATTACGGCACATATACTCCCCCCTGATTTCTCAGTTAAAAGCATACACACCAAAAACAAAAAATATATTATTTAACCCATATATTTTCCCCGAATAGTCGAAGTAAAATATACAAGCTAAATCCAAAAATAATAAATATCATGAGGTCCATTTACCTCTATGATGTTTCTCAACTGCCCTGTATTTTCTTGGCAGTTCTGAATAAAAATTTTCTTCCTTGAGTTTGTCCAATATACCGAAAAACTCACTTCTTTTTCTGTAAAATGTACTCTCGCTACAGCTTACAGTTTCAACGCAGCACAATTCTCTAAAACTCATCCCTGGAGTTGTACAGTATTTTAATAATGCCGCTGCAAGCTCTTTATCAGTAAGCATTGCAGCCTTTTCAATAAGCTCTACTCTGCCACTCAGCATTGCCAGCTTAATAGCAAGATTTTCCACAGAGGATGCCGTATTATGTGCGTGTGGCATCCCGTCATAATTCACTCCCGATACACCAATATTGTGCTTAATGTCTCTGATCTGAGACAACCACTCATTATATTGGTAACAGAAATAGGCAAGCTCTTTATATTTGAACTTGTTTAATTTTCTTAAAGGTCTATCTCTCCTCATTACATCTCCTATCTGATAAATTCAAAGGTTTATCGCCTTATAATCAAAAACAATCAATAAAACCACATCCCTTCTTCTCAAAATTTTAATCATCGTACTTGTACTGTTCAGCAAGAGCATTTATATCTCTTGCAAGATAACTGCTCATTGTACTCATTTCTTCATCATCAACACCTATATTGCAATCTTCACAGCACATGGCAATTCTTTTCTTAATAAACTGTAATAAGCTTATATGATGAGTTGACATAACCCACTCAATCATACTCTGCTGAATTTCTTCATGTGTTTCACAAACATTTTCAATATTTTCACAATTGTTTTCTTCATTTACCGGATTATTTATCAAGCCGACAATATAATCTGCTGCATCTTCATTCGTTTCTTCATGAGCTTCAACCTCTGGCTCATTCTCCATAAGAATATCATCCTTACCATGCTTTTGTGCCATCATCGCATCAAACTCTTTAACACCGCTGTCTTTTATGTCTGTATGAGAACTGCTCTCAGCAGTGTCATCACATTCAGCTTCCACAGCATTGCTTTCATACGCTTCCAACGCACCTATGGCATGCTCCACATCACTTTCCACATTTTCCAGCTCTATCTCATACTCTCCCTTAATATCATCAATAGAACTCTGTCCCGGTATCTGCTGATTTTCGTGTTCGGATTCTTTAAGCCACTTAAAATCCTTTACAACATTTAATGTAATCTTTGGTTCATTTTCACAATAATCAAAAAACTCAAGCTGCATATCGGGTGACATTCCTGCTATTTTGTAAGCAACCGATATACCGAGCGTCCCATCGTTAAGCATTGTCATAAATTCATCAATCAAATGATTTATAACAACAGTCAGCTCCGCAATCTTAGTTTCCGACATTCCCAGAAGTTTTGACATAACACTTCTGATGCTCTCCTGCTGCATATCATAACCATTGATACTTGTCCCGTTATTTTTTGCATTTTGAAGAAGCTCCTGCATCCGCTTAACTTCATTCATCTTTGTACCAGAATCCTTTGTTCTATAAGAATTTGCCACAATTAAATACAATTCCTCTTCATTCTGATTATCAAACTTTGTAATCTTAGCTGATACATTCTTAAATTTACTCTCACCATGTTCTACAAGATAAGTCAACGCTCTCCATCTTCGTTCGCCACTGACAAGCCGATACTCTCCACGCTCGCAGCTATCTTTGACTACAGTAAGATTTTCCATCAGACCGCAAAGTTTAATTTCATTTGCAAGCTGCTCAATATCAGTCAGAGGATAAAAATTTTTATCATTAGAATAAATCTTATCAATCGGTATATCCTGTAAACGAAATCTCGCATATGTAGTATTCATACCTCCGGATATACTTTTTGAATTTAAAGTATCAAGAATGTTTGAACCTGTCATGCCATCACCTCCAGCACATCATCAAGAAGCTGCCTGTAATCTTTTACCGCAATACAATTTTTAAAATTATACGGCAATGGACCCGACATCATAGAATTTTTAACAACCTGTACACTCTCACGCACATATGACGGCATAAGAGTAGAGTCATATTTCTCCTGCGTTGCGAGAAGAAAATTGCACATTGTCTTGTTTTTCCTGAACAATGTCACAAATCTTCTCAAACTTATATTCTCACCTATATCCGTATTGGATAACTGAATAAGAATTTCATCCAATACATCACTTCCCTGTTCCTCAAATCCACCAATCTTATGCGGACTGAGAATAAGATTAGAAGCACATATAGCATTTAAAACCGTAATATCAAGCTGCAAACCGCAGTCAATAATACAGTAATCATATTCATTTTCAATCTCAGACAACGCTCTTTTCAGAACATCAATCTGGCTATGTTCCTTTTCCACCTGTAAGCGTCCGTTTACAACTTGCAAACCCGGAGACGATGGAACAATATCCACACCATAGTCCGTAGTTACAATGTGGCTTTTAATCTCAGGTGTGTCACCTTTTAACGCATATGACATAATATCCGCAATACCATCATCTGATGTTTCAACATCGTATGTCATAGTAGCATTTGCCTGACAATCCGCATCAATCAAAAGCACTCTTTTTTCTTTTTCAGCCTGTAATAAATAAGCAAGGGTTGTTGTGGTAGTGGTCTTGCCAATACCACCCTTCAACCCGGCAATACAAATTGTCTTCATAATGTTGTTCCTCCTGATATTCATTTTTTATGTTGTTCAATCGTGTGGTACGGTACCGATGTTTCCACATCGGCACTTCC